CATCAAAAGTCAAATTGCTTTCGCCATTTAAAGTATTGGCTGTGCCACTACCAGTAATAATACGATTATCAGCATTGTTGTTTATTGTTGTAGTAGTACCACTACTTCCACTTGAAGCTGCTGTAATTCTTCCCTGTGCGTCTACTGTAAGATTAGTATTTGTATAGCTTCCAGCAGTTACCGCAGTATTTGCTAAGTTAAATGTAATTGTTTCATTCGAAGATTGGTCTGTAGTAAAGTTTCCTCCACCAGATAGTCCTGTACCTGCTGATAGTGTAATTGTTGCATCGTTTGCTGCAGCTCCACCAGAAGCTGCAATTGTAACGGTATCTGTACTTGCATTTGTTGTAAGTGTAATATTTGATCCTGCGGCAAGTGTAAGTGTATCTGTATTTGAATCAGCAACAATATTACTTTGTCCTGACACTGCAATCGTTTTAAATATACCATCAGCAGTTGTTGTAGAACCCCCACCACCAGAAACACTAAACTTCTCACCACCTTGAGAAGCAACTTCAAGTGTTCTTGCAAAGTTTGCTACATTATTAACACCGTTGCCTGTTGTATTTGCTCCACCAATTGGATCAGCATTTACTTTAAAGTATCTTGAAGCACCTGCACCAAGACTAAAAGTAGCAGTATATTTTATAATTAAATCACCACCAGAAGTTAAACCTTCTCCACTTGAAGAACTATAAGTTGGATTAAATGTATCAATATATGCATTATATCCACCGCCTAAAGGAGTATTATCGAGTGTATATACACCATATTTTTGATCTGTATAATTTGAACTATTGCTTTCTCTATCTCGTCTTTCTGTTGTATCTGTTCCACCACCAATATCTGCATAAGTATCTGTTGCTCCATCGTCTGTTGATTCTTCAATAGTAAAATCTAAATTTGTTGGAATTTCTGCGATTGCAAGAGCTGTTGAAGTATTTGATTCACCTCGTAGTCCACGAATATCCATTTTAATAACAAATTCAAGAGTAATTGCACTTGATCCATTATTTGTAATTTGTATACCACCAGCACTATCATCATCTTGTTCAAGAACAGCGGAAGATACTCCAATATCTAAATCTGCACCAATTTGTGCAAGAGCAGCTGCTGTAAATCCTGTATCAGAATCAAAGTAAGTAACTGTTCCTTTTTTAATTTGAATTTTACTTGCAATTAAGTCACCACCTGTATCTACAGAAAAAGGTGCATCACCAAAGTCTGCATTACCGAGATAAATACCTTGACTATCTGCTTTAAAAATAGAGTTACTTGAACCAATAGTGATTGTACCAGTACCAGTACCTGCTGTTGGATTACCAATAGTTACATCTCCACTTGAATTTACAGAAAAGTTTGCTGTACTAATTTCTAATTTACCAGAAGTATCATTAAATTTAAGAAAATTTGAACTATCTCCAACTAAAAGTTTTGGTTGTCCATCAGTTGATGCATCTAATATAATTCCTTCTGTAAGAGAAGAAGCATTTTGTGTTCCACCAATAATAATTTTATCATTTGTTAAGTCTATTCTTGTTCCTTGAGTAGATGATAAATTTACTGAATCTATTTGTCCTGTTGATATATTTGATCCATCAATTGTAGTAATGTCTGCACCATTATTAAATGTACCACCACTAAAAGTAACAACTCCAGTAAAACTTGTTTGCTGTACTACATTTGAGTAAGATACTGAAATTGTTGAAGAGCCTGCTGAAGCTTCTGTGCCGTAGTATCTTACAGTATAAAAAGTATTTGAAGAGGTAGCGTCTTGTGTATTTGGAGAATTTTTCCAAACATTTGTAGTGCCACTATCATTAATTCCTGTACCTGAAACGACGCCAGTTGAGAATGTGTATGTATTTCCAGAAGGTGCGGAAGGTGCACCTGCTGTTGTTTTTTCATAGAAAAGATATCCTTGAATTGTTCTTAGTCCATCATCACCAGGGTCTCCATTATCACCATCACTTGCAAGTAATGTACCTGCTGCCCATTCGCTGTCAGCAATTGTATCAGTTGAAGTTGTAGCAGAAGCAGTTGCTTGTGATGTCCATAAGTATGCTCCACCTGAAGTTGGGACTGATGCAGTCCAACCATTTGCAGTTGTAAAACTTACTGCTCCTGAAGCAAAAGTAAATGTTGTATCTCCAGAAGGAAGTGTTGGTGCAGAGGAGTTGCTAGAGCTTCTTTGGAATATTCTTACAGTTGCTACATTTAAACCATTTGCTCCATCATCTCCATCTTGAGATAAAATTACAGGAGAAGACCATTCTCCTGCGGCTATTGTGTCTGTTGTTCCTGTGCCCGCTGCTGTTGCTGCAACTACATAAAGTGGGTCACTACCTGAAGGAATTGTTTTACTCCAACCATTTGCTAAAGATGAAGTAGTAATAAGTCCTGTTTCTAAACTGACAGTAACTGCTCCAGGATTACTTGTGAGTGCACTTGCACTTCTTTGATACGCATATACAAGTGCTGTTTTTGTTCCGTCTGCTCCTGGACTTCCATCTGTTCTTTGAGCAACAATTGCTGGATTTGACCAAGATGCGTCTTGTGGAGATTGTCCGTCAGAAGTAAAAGTTCTACGAACCATATATACTTTATCACTGTCTGCAGTCAATGAAGGCTGAGTTGTACTCCAACCAGCTTCTACTCCATTTGTTGGATCAGCAAAAGTTCCTGCTGTTGTTGTAGAAAAAGTTGTGTCATTTAATTTATATAACTCTACTGTTTTTACTGATTGTCCATCTGCTCCATCTTCTCCCTTAGTTGTAAATTTTGTTAATTCATAAGTGCCAGAATTATTTACTATTTTTCCTATTATAATATCAGTATTAAAATCTGGTTTAAAACTTAATTTAAAAGCATTTGCCCCAGAGTAAGCATTTAAAATTGACTGACTAACTTCTAGACTAGTATCACTATTTACTTTTGAAACTGTTGCATAGAATCTAGAAGCACCAGTTCCAAACACTATTCTATCTCCTGCTACAAAATCCGATTCAAAAGTTGTAGAACTACCAGTTACTTCTGTAGAATATTTACTTACTGTTACTGTTCCTGTTACTTGAGTTAATCCATCATTGGCTGCACCAACTTCTGCTATATACTCAAAATTTAAAGGAACACTATTATAAGTAGCAGTTGTATCTTTTTTAACTTCTACAGCTCTTAAAGGATCACTAGTATTACTATAATCAACTAATAAATATGCTGTATTTCCAGACGATACTGCTGAAAAAGCTTGTTGAGTCTGTGCAGTTGTACCTGAAGTTACTGAAAATTCTGTTCCTAAAGTATTTATTAATGTATAATCTGAAGACCCAATAGTTACTAATCCTGTACTACTGTTTATTGTTAAAGTTGCATCTAAAACACCGCCCTGTGGTATATCATTAATTTTTGAAGCAGTATTAGTTGAAAATTTATTACTTTCTGCAGTTATAGTTTTTAATAAATAGGTAGAAAATCTATTTGCATTATTTACTAATCTTAAAGCAATATTATATGTACCTGGTTCTACATTTTTAAATATATAAGAAGTTGCATCTTTATTTACTTCTTGTATAGTTGTTTCTGCTGTTGGTGTTCCTATATTATGTTTTATTTCATAATTTTGTATAAATTCATATTTATTTGTATTTCCTGCTTTTGTAGATTCTGGGTGTTGCCACGCTACAACAATATCTAGTCCTGTACCATCAATATTTGAGTCTCCTGTTCCTCCAGATAATACAGCAGCTACTGCTAAATTAGTAGGAGCAGGTACTTCATCTGTATAAATAGGAGGTTGGTTATAAGTTGGAGCATTGTAAAGATCATATCCTCTATCTATTATATCAAATTTACTTTTATCATATTGTGTAGCAGAAATAGTCCAAATTTGTTCATCAACACTTTCTTCAATAGAAGTAATACTATATTCTTTACTTGAACCTGTCTGTTCAGTAGAGTCAGCAATTTCAGTTACTCCCCAAATAACTTCTGCACTAGGAGCAGAAGAAAAAGCACTACTTACAGTAATAGTATTATTTGATGTATTTACAGAACTTATTTGTTTTGTTTCCAAATGAGTTTCACCAGACCATTGTAATAAAACTAAATTATTACTATCATCTTTTGTATTATTACTATCTTCAAGAGAAGATACTCCTGCTACTATATCTCCTCTTTGGTAAGTTACACTAGAAATTGTTGCACTGTCTTGTGCTAAGTATGCGACTCCTGTTGGATAAATTAAATTTAAAAAACTTGTTCCACTTCCTAAAGTTACTGCATTATCTACATTAATAACTGTTGTTGTTGAGCCAGAAGATACTCTACCACTATATCTTAAATTATCTAAATCTCCATCTTGAACTAAAATAATATCACCAGGTCTTAAATGTTGTGCATTTATACCAGTTGAAAAACTGACAATTTCTGTTTCTAATAGCTCAGTTAATAAATGCCATTTACCATATCGGTGTGCTTGTTGTCTGGAAGTTGCTCCAAATGCTACAACTTCTTTTGTATTTATTTGTCCTGTTTCTAAAATATTATCAGTATCTTCTACAATTTCTACGTTCTTTTTATAAAACTGATCTGGGTCTACATAAGTTACTACTACAGAATTATGCCTATGTCTTTTTCTAGAACTTTGATAAGCAAATTGACCATCTATAACATTTGATTTTGAAAAAGTATAAACAGGTTCTTTTTCTTGATTTGCTGATAATGTAACTTTTCCATCTATCCAATGAATTAAACCTCTAAATATAGAAGCAAAGTCCTGTATCATTTTTAAACCTTCAGCACGTTCTAGCATCCAAGTATTACATGTAAATCTAGGTTCTGTACCTCCTTTACCATCTGGTACAAGCTCGTCACAATATTTTGCTATTTTAAATAATGTATATTTATCTATATCTCCTGCATCAATGTATTCTCCTAGACCGTATCTTTTATTAATTAAAAGATCATAAAAAATCCATACAGGATTATCTGTCCATACTAAATCAAAGTTTTTATTTGCAGGATTTGATTCTCCAGTTGAGGAATTTCTATCTCCTCTAAATTTTCCGTCCCAATTTTGATAGCCGCTTTCTTCTGCGCCCGTAGAAACATTACGAGTATAAGCGGGTGCAGAGCCTTCACTAAGTTCATGTCTTGCAAAATAGTTTGTTGGTACTTGTACTTTTAATCCTCTAACATGATAACTTCTTTCTGGAATATTTTGATACCCCGCTGCATTAAATGATACTGAAGAATATGCCGCATACGGATAAGATAGTTTATCTGTTAAGATTGCTTCTACAGTTTTTAAACTACATGGATTAAAGAATGTTGTTGGTTTACTTGCGCTTCCTTTATGTTGTCCACCATCTGGATTTACTCTTTCTATTTTTACTTCAAAGTCTGCAAGAGGTTGAAATTTTGTTAAGTCTATTGTAAAGGTTTCTACAAAAGGAGTAGTACTTTGAGCTTCTATATGCCCACTGCTTCGTCCACCATATTTTCCATTAAAGTTTGAAGTAATTTTTCCTGATCCTCTACTTGAAAGAGTTGCAACTGAAGGACCAAATAATAATGTATCTGTAAAGTTTGTTTCTCCAACTTTTTTATGTCTAAATGTAATTCTTAGTTCAACATAAGCTCTTCCCATAGTTCCTTCTTTTTGCGAATATAAGGAATCTAGTTGAAATGTTAAACGTAACTTATCTAAATCTTCTATTTGATTTCCTACACCTAAATTAGTATCTGTAACGATTACTGCTGATGCTCCTGCATCTGGTGTTTCATCATCATCTACAATCCAGCCTCCTGATAGTCCATTATCCACATTATAACCAGTTATGCTTAAAGAAGATAAGTCTGTTTGTAATACATTAGTATTTGGTGAATATATAAGAGAAGAACTTCCTATATCTTCTCCTGTAGAAAAATGAGTTTGTGAACGATATCCATTTCTAAATGAATATTTAAAATTATCAACAGAGTATGCTAACTGAGTAGCTCCTGAAGCAACTCTATCTCGATCAGATGTGTCTACAATTCCTGTGGTTATATAAGCTTGAGTTCCTGTTACTGTTCTATCATCAGAGCCATATTCTGTAATATTTCCTACATCAATTGTATTATTGCTTGTGTTTGCAGCAAGTATTTTTCCAACTCTATCTATACTTATTTCGCTTATAGAACCGCCATTTAGATTAATTGGACTTCCATCATATATAATTGAAGTAGTTGATTCAACAGAAACAATTCGTCTAATTTCTGTATATTCATTTCCACTATTTGTTATTTTTATTCTTAATTGTTGAGGAGGTAATTGACTATTAAAACTTCTATCTCTATCTTCTGAATTTTCTGGATTACTACTATTATAGCTAAAGAAAGCTGTTTGAGTAGCTAATTTTTGTTGCGCACCTGAGGTTAGTGTTATAGTTCCATCGCTTGTAGTATATCTTTTTTTACCTGATAAAATAACTATATATTGTGTTCTATTTAAATCAACTTCTTGAGCTAATATCCCGTTATTATCAGTTACAACTCCTGCATGAACTCCTACAGAATCAGTTGCATTGTAATTTACATCACTAGAAAATCCTTCAAATCCTGGATTCAGGCCTACAAAGCCAGGGTTTGATGTTCCTGAGTTTGGAACAACTTCTGCTCCGTTTAAATAAATACCAGCTCCAACTAATCCTTGTATTGGCCCTTCAGAAACTAAATCATAAACGGTTACACTTTGATCCCTATTTGGACTATTTATTCTACTTCCGTTTTTAACTTTTCCGTCTCTTATTGTACTTGAGTCTGCCATTATCCTAATTCTCCTGTATTTCCTGTTGTACCTTCACTAACTCTTTCACTCATATCACCTAAAGAATTTGCAGGAGGCTCTCCGCCCATTGCAAAATTATATGTTGCTCTATTCATTTTATACGGAACAAAAGCAACATTTATTGGAACACCTGGAACTATGACTTCTCCATAGCAAAGAGGTACAGGTGATCCTTGTTTTACATTTTCTTCTGAATTACCAAATAAATAACTGTCTGGAGAATTATCTACGTCAGGTGCCATATATTTTGTTATTCCTGCATATGCAACTAGTCCTCCAATTGCTTGTATTGCTGCTTTTACTTTAAAATAGTTTTTCCCTAGCCCTGCAGACCTTACTACAGTTTGTCTAACTGCTTCTCCTCCTGCATTTATTCCAATTCCAGCTCCTGCTCCAGCACCTCCAACAGCTCCTCCACTACCAGTTAGTGCACCTGCTATAGCACCTGCTGTAAAATATAAAGCTATACCTGCAGCTATCATAAGTACTGCATCTGTAGCTTTTCCTGAACCTGCTGGAGTTGGAGTAATAAAAACTGTATCTTTTAATAAAGGAAGAACCATATTATGAATATCGTCCTCTGTTTTCATTAGTAAGTCTTTTCCGTGTACAATTTCTAATCCAATATTATTTTCAAAATATTCTTCTAACTTTTTAGAAAATCCTTCTGTTTGACATTCAATTAATTTAAATACATCACGCATAGAATTATCTGCACAATTCCAATCGGTGCCAAATAGTTCTCCTAATTCTCCTAGTAGTTTAACTTGGATCATATACTGTTACTCCTTTCTCTGGATATGATACTATCATATATGGAATACCTAGTGCTTTACAAGCATTTTTATCATGCTTACTTGGTGTAGAATCTTCCTCGTAGTGACTATGGACTACATATTTTATTTTTGAATTTAATTGATATTGAACGAATAACTTTGGGTCAATTTTAAAACCGTTTTTCTTATCATCTTCTAAATTTTCACATTTTATAAATTTTTCAATACCGTTTTGTTCTATTATTAAACCGCACATTTCATTTGGTGCTTCTTGTTCTGCTGCTTTATAAAGTTCTTCTATCATGCGTATCTCTGTGAGCCTGGAAAACCTCCAAAAGGTAAAACTCTAGCAGTTCCTGGAGTATGAGATACTTTTGATAGTACTGAAGATGGGTCTGCAAATTTTGCATTAAATCTCATATTACATGAATTTAAACGTTTACCACATATATCTCCTCTTTTCCAGTTTTCATTAAATCCAGGAGCTACTCCAGTTGCTGTTTTTGTTAGTTTCCACATAACTAATTTACTATTTGAGTCTGTGTACTGAAAATATGGATTGTAAGAATCATCAGTATAAGCATAATAAGTTGTAGATGCACTATAGCTTCCTTGAACATCAAATACTCTTACTCGTAAAAATTTATTGTTTGAGTCTGAAGGAGTTCCTAAATTTGCTTTAGTATCTGTTTCTTTTACTACCCAATAATCTGTTACTGTTTGTCCACTTGTTAATGATCCATCTTCATTAATTCTTGTTGCTGTCGAAGTTGTTGAAACATATGTATTTTCTGATATTGAATCTCCTGAAGCATAGGAACTATAAGCAGTAATTCCTGTATTTGCAACTATATATTCATCATCTTGATTTACAAAAACTTTCTGTGTAACAAAGTAAGATACTGTTAGTTTACCTTCTCTGTGCCAAGTACACCCACCCACTTTTTCGTTTTCATTATAATCTGGACTTGCTCCTTGGTACTTCCATGGACATGCATTTCCCACTATTTGTCTTTTTGGTAAAAATACTCCCTCTAAATCAAAAGGAGAACATAGTTCATAAGTAATTGAAACTTTATTAAATTCTTTTACTCTATCAAGTACCCAAATTTGTCTAGCAAACTCTACTGGAGTGTTTCCTGAACCCGGGTCATCTGTTTCTCCATATAAATAGTTTTTTAAAGTAGTTCTTCTAGTTATTTTATATCCGAGTAATGATTCAAAATCAGAAGAACTTGCCAATCTAAAACTTGTTTGAGAGTTTGAATTTTGTACATCTGCTGCAAGCGAAATTGTTAAAGTCGGTCTAGCAATTGGTCCACCTGTTTGCTGTTGAAATCCACTTGCAATAATTGGTAAAGTATAATAAGTATTTAATTGACTATTATTTGTATAGTCATATAATTTTACTGCTGTTCCATCACTATGATTATAAGGTGAAAATCTTAAAGTTGTACCTGGAGCTTCTATTTCATATAAATGCACTAAACTTCCTGGAGTTAAAGATTGTACTGATGAAATTAAACTCATGTCTCGTAGACTCTCCTAAATGTTGCTGTTAAATTATAATAGTTATCATATGACCAAGTTTGATTCCAACTTGAACAAACTACTTTCATGCTTAATTCACTTCCACTTTCATTTGAGTCTGGTACAACAAAAGTAAAAGAAGTAACTCCTGCTTTTGATTCTAAAAACGCTGCAATATCATCAATATCTTCTTTTGTTCGATTTACAAAAGTAACCTCGTATTCTTGCTCTAAAACGTTAATTCCATTACCAACTCGTTGTTCATAACCATCACCAAATTTTGCTATATGCACACGAGGTGCTGTTCCTGTTGATAATCTTTTATCAGGTACTACTACTCCTAGTGAACCACCTACATCAAATCCTATTGCCATTATACTCTACCTAGTGACCCTCCTGGTCTTTGTTGTTTTTCAATCTCTGATTGTACTGCTTGAGATATAGCTAATCCTAATGATCTTGCACTATCGTCATCTCCTACCATATCTACTCCACCTGCAGTTACGTTTACAGTTATATTATTTATACTTCCTGTACTTCCTTTAAGTTCTACTGGTATTGATCTATCGTTTCCAAGTGGAACTACTGCTTCTGTTCCATGTAAAGTTGCATTATATCCAGAGGTTGGTCCTGTTGCTATACCTCCACCTGCAAAAGAACGATATCCAGGCGATGACATAACTCCACCACTTCTTCCCGTTGGAGCAGTTGTTCCGCCTGAGTAGCCTCCAAAAATCATTGTCATAACTGCTTGTCGAATTGCTAATTTTGCAATATCAGCAATTATTGATCGTGTCATTTCACTAAAGGCTTCTTTTGCTGTTTTTGTTCCATCAACGATTGCGAGAAGAGCATTTCCAATTCCACTTTCTAAAGCGGTGCCTAATCTATCAGCAACTCCTTCATTAAATTCCATTCGAATTGCATTCATTGCAAGAGCTTGATTTGTTGCTCTAATTTTAGCTTCTGCTTTTTCATATGTTATTCCTAAATCATTAGCCATTCCCATTATATTTGAAGGATTTAAATTTGCTGCAGATTGTTTACCATACTTTGTAAGTCCTTGAAGACCTAAACCAAGTCTTCTTTCTGACGCTCCAAGTCCCATATCGCTTTGACCCATTTGGCTTCTTAAATCTATTGATACTCTTTGTCTTACTATTTGTAATCTTGTTCTTTCTAGCTCAACTAGTGCTAAAGCATTGTCTACATTAGCTTGGGCAGATCGTCTTTCTTCATCAGTAGCAGTCTCTTTTAATAAAGCTTGTAAACTTAAGGCTTCTTCTACTTTTAACTCTGCTTGTGCTACTGCTAATTTTTGTTTTTTTGTATCTAATATTTGTTTTTCAAATTGAGTACTCTCTCCAACTCCCCTTAATTGATTGTTTAAAGCAATTTGTTCTAAGTAAAGTTTTTTGGCATTTAGTTCTAATCCTTTTACTTGAAATGATAAATAATTGCTTAGTAATTTGTTTTGAAATTCTAATTCTTCTCTAACTTCTTTTTCTTGATCGCTGGTTTTTTCTAGCTCGGCATTTAATAATCTTTGTTCAGAATAAAGAGCATATATATTTTTTGAAAAACCCTCTATACCACCTGTAAGAAATCCTGTAATTGCTGCATATCCTTTTGAAAACATACCAGGTTCTGCATTTGCGTAATTTGTAGTTAATGTGGTTCTTTGCATTGCAAGCCCGCCTAAAGCTAAATCCATATCTTTTATACTTGCTCTTAAAGACCGTGTTAAATCAGCATAAGGAAGTTTTGCACCTGCATCAATAACCCCTCGTATAGCTGTTTGTACTGTTCTTTGATTATCTGCAAATCTTTTTGAGGCTTGACTTGCTTCCTGTATTTCATCTGCTAACCCTTTAAATACTTGCATTTGCTCAACAGTTAAAGGTTTTCCAATTTTTATAGCATCAGAAAAACTTTGAAAACGACTATCTACTTTTGCTAATTCAGTTGCAGTTGCTTTAAAGTTTTTATGTGCTTCAGATTTACCAAAAAATCCTTTATCTGCTTCTTGATTGAATTCTTGCATAAGTTTTGGTAAATCTGTTGTTTGTAAAAGATTTCCTGTTTGTTCTAGTATTTCAAAACCTGTTAACATACCTGTTGCTCTTACTGCCCGCATTTTAGCAATTTCTTCGTTTAATGTTTTTAAATTTTCTACTGTTTGTTTTGTTTCTTCTCTTGCTTTCATCATATTAGGGAAAAAGGTATTTCCTAAAAATCCTGCAAAGTTTTTAAGCATATCAAAAGCTAATAGTAATATTCCTATAAAACCCATTGCTCCAATTGCCATTTCTAATGCCTTAAATCCACTTTTCGTAAATTTAAAGAATTTAGCCATACCTTTTTGTTGCAATCCTGTAATTCTAGACATATGTTTTGCCATAAAAGTTTCAAATTTTAAGTACATTCCTCTTTCTGCACCTTTATGAGTTCTTAATGTTGCTTTTTGTTCTTTTAATCCTCTACGAGTTATATCAACTTGCTCATCAGTAAAATCTTTAAACATTCCAGTTCTTGCATCTAGTTCGTTTTGTAAAAAAGCTATTCTACTTTCACTTAATTGTTTTGTTGCTCCTGTTTTAATTCCAACTTCTCCTAAAAGGGAGCTAGACATTTTTCTTGCTCCTTTCATGTCTCCAGTTTGTACCATACCACCAAATTTAGCTGTTCGAACTGATAAAGCTTCTAATTGTGTTGCTCTTGCCATTGATTTTGCTATAGCAGTATCAAAGTTAGGTAAAAGAGAGTTGAGAATAGGTTTTATAAATAAAAGAAGGGCACCAAAAAGTGCAGCCACATTTTCTTTAAAGAATTTTACAAAAGGAAGAAGTCCTTCTGCTACAAATAGTTTGAAGCTGTCCATTAGATCACTAAATTCTTTTCCAAATTGTCCTAGTGCAAAAGCATCAGGATCAAGAATTTTTGAAATAGCTGCATATTTTGATTCTGCTTGTTCTAAAATTTCATTTGTTACAGCTTGTGTTCTTTGAAATGGAGTAAGTTCTTTTACTGATTTATTTACAGACTGTGCATATTTTCTTAACGCAGGATCAAGTCGTAAAACAATACCTAATTCATCAAGTAATTCTGGTTCTGCTTTTGTAGCACCTCGAATAAGACGATTAAAAGAGTCTGTTAAATCTCTACCTAAAGCAATAGAAACATTTTTTGCAGCAACACCTAATCTTTCTAATTGATCTCTACTTAGTCCTCCAGCAGTACCAATAGCAACAGCTTGTGCTGCTTCTTTAAATGAAAGCATATTATTTGTTGCATCTTGAACTTGTTTTGTTAAAAATCCAAACGCAGTACCTGTTACAGCACCCATTGCTTTTTGACCTTCCATTAAATTCTTTAAGTCAAAAGAATCTTGAAAAAATCTAAAAGCTGCAGTTACAGCAAAGACTTGAGCTGCTAATGTTGCATAAATAGGAACAAGTCCGCCTTCAATAGTTTGCGCTTGTTTTGAAAATGCTTTTGTAGTATTCGAAGTTTGTTGAGATAAAGATTTAAGTCGTCTATCTGATTCTGCAGTATTTTTTGCAACCGAACCAACATCTTTTCCCGCTCTTCTAGCGTTTTTTCCTAAATCTTTTAACGAACCTCCGTCCGTTACTTCAATTTCAATTCTACCGCCTTTTTTATTTTTAGCCATTAACCTTTTACATTTATGCCTGCATTACCTGCTTTGGCCTTGCGCATACTAGCGTCTTGTTTTCTTTTTATTTTTTCATTAAATTTAAGTGCACTTTCATTTTCTATATGTTTTAAAAAGAAAAGCACTTCTTTTTGATTTTCAACTTTGTGTACTTTAAGTAATACATCTAAAGAAGACCAGTCTTTACCTAAATAACTTCCACTCATACCGTCCCATCTATCTGGCATTAAACTATGCATGTAAAATGCTAGTTGTACTTCTAGTGGAAAATCTCCATCATCTGGTGGCATTTTTTCTGGGTCTGGTTCTTCTCCTAATTCCTCACAAATTTTTAAATATTGATCTATGTTAATATCGTTATTATATTTTCTTTTAATTAGAGCAAGTATCTGTGTTACTTGCTCTTGGTAAAATTTTCAAGTTCTCCAACTTGTTCAGTAACCCATTGATCAAAGTCTACTGAATTTTGCATAAGAACTTCTACGTTTTCTTGAGTAAAAGGTAGTTCTCCTGGTCTATCTGATACATCATCTGCTGTCAATAGTAATTGAGCAACATACTCATATTTAAAACCTTTCCACCCTTTTATAACGGAAGCTGTGTACTCTGTTAAAAACTTCTCGTCATCAAGTTGTTCTTCAAACCCTCGGGTTTTCTTGTTAAATTTTTGAGAAACACATTTTGCTCTCAATTTAATTAATTCTTCTCTGGAAAGATAGCAAAGACTTACTTTGAATCCGTCCATTCCTGGATAGTCAAATTCTATTGTTTTACTTGGTGTCAGTAGTGATTTGAGACTAACCGGTTGTGTTTTTACTTCTTCTGTCATTATTTCTCCTATAAAGTGGAGGGCCGAAGCCCTCCAGTTAATTT